CATTATTAACAGTGAATTGGAAACCACTACCACCGCCTCCGCCAACAGTAGCATCGTCTACACTCAAGACATCACCAATCTGATAGTCTTGACCAGTTAGTGAGATATTAGTTACACTGCTAATTCCAGAATTGTTGGCATTGATTGTATATGTAAACCCAGATCCACCTGCAATATCTCCAGTATCAGCTTGAAGAACGTCACCAACTTTGTAATTCGTTCCTTGTGCTGTAAGAGTTACAGCACTTACAACTCCAGAAGTGACCGTAACATCTGCCTGCATACCTTCGCCACTTTGACCAGCAGCACCAGTTGCAAAAGAAATGGTACCAGGTTCTTGCATTTGAGCACCATGTACCGTGCAAGTTAAGGTTGACGTTAAACTTAGTCCCGAAACAGCAGGACCGACAATAACCTCAAAGTATGCACCCGCTGTGCCTGGAGTTCCGAACGCTCTCCCACTAAATCCTGTTACAGCAGTGCCGATGGCTAGAGGGTGATTGGCATTAGAAGCATCAGATTGATCATATCGATATGTGTTATCATCAGTCAGAGTTTGGTTAAATGCCTCATTGCCATTAATTAGGTAGCGATTGACATTTAAAGATGAAACGTCAATGGTTGCTGAGGTTGCACCACTAGTTACATTTTCCTGCTGAGAATCTAAGAAAGTTCCCGTTACGTTATTGAGGTAAATGTATGATCCAAGTGGATCAACTGCAGTAACTGTACCAGTAGCACCAGAAACACTACCTGTTACGGTATTGCCTACAGAGAACGTTCCAGAAATAGCTGTAATGTCGAGTTTATCTCTCTGTACAACAGTAACTGTAAATGTTGTTGTTGGTGGGTTTCTAAGAGCAACTGAATAAGTTGCATCTGTATATCCACTACCTGCATTGCTGATGGTTCCAGTAAAACCTGGAATTGTAAATGTTGCAGTTGCAGATTGACCACTACCTCCAGTAAATGCTACGTTTGCATAAGTGCCCGCAGTATATCCAGAACCAGATGCTGTAATAGTACCAGAAACGGATTGGATATCAACTGTAATTGTTGCTCCAGTACCTGCACCATTATCAACTGTGATTGCTGGTGCGGTTTCATATCCAGTACCAGCTGTATCTAATGTAATAGCAGAGAGGCGACCAGTCTGTTCGTCCAATACAGGTGTAACTGTTGCTGGAGATGTTGGATCACCGCCAACAGTTACTGTGGGGAGACTTCTATATCCTAAACCAAAATTAGAAACATTAATACTGGCGATTGCAAATCCCAGTACAGATGTACCGACAGCACCGCTACCAGTTGTATCAAGAGCATCGTTTGTGAATGTTACTCCAGGTGCAGATCCAGATGCATAACTACCAACGGTAGTAATCGTCACCGAATCAACAGCTTTACCAAGAACGGTATTGAGTTGTTCTCCAGAACCTGCAGCATCAGTTACTGTAATGTTTGGAGCAGTAGAATATCCACTACCATCGTTAGTAACAGTAATTGCAGTAATGACACCTGCCGCTAAAGTAGCACTGACGGTAGCTTGTTCACCTTGCAAGAACTGAGATCCAGATGGGGAACCAGAAAGAGAAATTGCAGTTCCTGCATTTGCATTTGCTAAAGAAGACGCAAGTTTAACATTATCACCGTCTACTCTAATTACAAAATAATTTTGTCCACTAGTTAGACCACCAATCGCTACAGCAGTAGCGTCAAGTGTGGTAGCATCATAAAGAACTTGATCTCCAGTTTCAAATGGATGAGTTGAAATAGTAATAGAGTTAGCAGTAGTATCTACAGTATCTGTAGATGCAGTAAATGCCGCTTGGGGTGCTTCATCAACTACTAAGGTTGGTGATGTAAAATTAGAACCACCATTAATAACTTCTACGGATTGTAATCTACCACCAGGTGCGAGAGAAGCGGTACCAGCAGCTGTTCCAGTGGAAAATGCGACAGTTGGAACTAAAGTGTATCCAGAACCCCTGTTAGTAAGACTTACAGTCTTAACTCCACCAAGGGTTTCTAAAGTTGCTGTTGCTGTAGCTTTTTGGAATGGTTCTGTGGTTACTTCTACTGCCTGTTGTCCACCAACGTATCCAGAACCAGCAGCAACAATATTTACAGTACCAATACCGTTCTTGAGAACTACAAAAGATCTGGTGGAGAAGTTGGATACTTCAGATGAACCAAAGATTGTACTGTCTCTGAATCCACTGATCTTCAGAGCACCTTGTACTGTACTACCAAACGCGATGGATTTGTTGACATCAAAATAGATTGCTTCTTTAACAATCGTTTCTGCGTTTACAACAAAGTCTTCTTGACCAGCAGGGTCAACGATTACCTGACCTGTCGTAGATGTCAGACTGTTACCAGCAAGTCGTAAGTTTCCAGTTTCAATGTATGCTGGATAGATGTTAGTAGTACCAGTTCCATCACTCAATGTGATGTTGGCAGCAGATTGTGCTTGAGAAGTTGCCTGGAACTGAACGTTACCAGTGCTCTGATCAACTACAAATGCATCACCAACTCTAAAGTCTCCCTTTTCGTTGGTTGCTGAGTAGAATATTCTACCGCCATTGAGCTCAGTAACTTCATTTGCCTGAACTGCCAATGATGGATCATTAGAGAAGTCAGCGTCTGCACCAATATATGCAAAGTTATGACTTGTCAGGAGCAGTTTTACACCAGCACCATCTGCAACAGCACCCTTTGTGCCATAGATGTTTGCAGAGGAGATGGAGCGCAGTTCTGCACCGAACTGAGAATAGTCAGCAGTAATTACTGAGGTTGCAGAATCTCCACCGCTAGAACGAACGTCAGAAATACCACCAGATGCATCATCAAATGTTGTGAGTGCGTCTGTTCCATTAGCGTGCAGCAGGAGTACCGTGTTCAGATCTGTCGAGTATTCACTAGTTGTTGGTGTGAATGCTCCAGTAAAGCGACCAGCACCTTTACTTACACGGACTTCATCAATGTGTCCAGTAAATTCTTCTGTAGGTGCAGTTGTATTGAAGTTAGCACCAATTGCCAATGGTTTTGTAGAACCATAGTCATTGGTGTCTGTAAATGATGCAACCTGTGTACCATCAACGAAAATGCGTGTTGTACCACCGCTACGTGCCGCTGCAATATGGTACCAAGTGCCTGTGGCAAGAGAACCCCCAGACTGTGCTGCACCGTTGCCTACGGCGTAATTAAGGGTGTATGGTGAGGTACCTGACAGATACAGTGTAGGTGCGGTATCTGTAGCAGATGCATCACGGAAGTCAAAAATTCTTTGTGTACCAGAACCACCATTTGGTCTGATGAAACATTCAAACGCAAAGTTAGAAGTACCAAAACCGAAGTCTTCAGAGGTTGGAACAGTCAGTTGGTCCTCAGTTCCGTCAAACAGAATAGATGCTGTACCAAACTTCTGTTGAGCAGTGTCTAACTGAGTATCACCGAATCTGGAGGTAGTCTTGGATTGTTTTGTTACAGTGGTAAACTCGCCAGTGCCTTTACCAGTGATGAATACGTATGTACCATCGTTACTAGAGACTGTACCGCGAGCAACTGCTTTCTTATAAGTTACGTTACCCGAAGTAGTGCCAGAACTAGTATCAGTGTATGTAAAACTATTAACGTTAGATACTGTTACTTGATAGAATCCATCATTAGCAGAACCACTAATATGGTCAGCATAGATGTAGTCATTTGTGGTTAAACCGTGTGCAGTTCTTGTTACAGTAACAGTGGTTCCACTTCTAGCGTAAGTACCAGACTGGAAACTATCTTCTAACTGATATGCAACTTCGTTAGTCGAGAACGTTCCACTAACACCACCAAGTTTCAGACGAGTGTTTCCTGTGCCATATCTACCAGTGGCACCCTGAACACCCTTAATACCTTCAGATGCAAAGTATACGAAAGAGTTCAACCACTCAACACGTACACCGTTAGTGACAAGTAAACCTACAGCATTAGGTACAATAAAAGTTACCTCATTGAAGAGGACTGCAGATTCAATGCTATTAGAGTTAAATAATGCACCATCTAACTTGGCACCACGACCAGCGTCACCCTGAGCAAATCCATATGGATCAGTGCCAGAAGTTACACTACCTTTGGTGAGTACAGTTACTCTTTCAATATATGGAGATTTGTCAGAGCTCAAAGACGATGCACACACAAATCCATAACCAGTATCATTACCAGAGTTATAGAAAAAGTCCTTGATTGTCAAATCAGAGACCTGAGAATCACCTTGAAGAACAAAAGCGTTTAAATCATTAGTTGCACTACTAGGTCTAATTTGTGTAGAGCGAAGATTGGTACCACGAACTGTTACACCATCGGGAACAGTCAGTGGGAAGGTCTCCTGGTAATCACCAGGGGCAATTAGAACAGTATCACCAGAAGATGCTAGACTGAGTGCTTTAGCAATTGTTAGGAATGGCGTATCTGGGTGCTTGCCATTATCTCCACCATTTGCTAGTGTGTTATTATCTGTTCCTACCGAGGCAACATAATACGTATTGCCCTGACCATTGGTGATGTCAGTAGCAAACATTGTGGTAACAACCTCGCCTGTATTAGGCTTTTGGTTTGCAACCTCAATGATATTTGCACCATTTCTGGCGTATAGTTTTCGATCAGCTATATTAAGCGCGACTTCTCCGTCTTCTAAATTAGAAGTCGTCGGTACTGCCGCTACCGTTGTTGATCTCTTGAGCTTGATTCTCGTTGCCATCTATAGCATTCTCAATAGATTGTTGTTCTTTCATACTATTTAACTGACTTCTCAAATCTTGAAGTTGCGCTTCAAGCATCACGTTTGTCAAAGTCAATTCAGAAACTTTACGTTGTAGTGTAGCAATAACAATTTGTACATCCATATTTAACTCCGTCAGAATGTGCCCCCATCGATAGTGTTAGTCCAGACAGGAACACCAGCAGATGTTACAGTCAGAACTTGGTAGGAGGTTGTGGCATCACTACCAGTACCTGGACTTACCATGTTTGCGGCAGCAGTTACCTGCATTGGACTTGCACCTTGACCATAAACAATACCGTTAGTGGTAAATGTGCTAGCGCCAGTACCACCATACTGAACCTCAAGGTCAGTATCGAGTTCCAGATCACCCAGAACAACGGTACCACGGTTACCATTTACACCAAATACGGTGTTTGTATCAGATGCATCCTCAATGAATGTCCATGCACCAAGTCCATCAGCACCGCCAGTGCGGTCATAACCAAAGAAACCGAACTTAGCACCCGAACCACCGTAGTAGTGAACTTTAACACCACGATCCAGAGCATCATCTGCAGCGCGGGTTACTGTCAGTGCTTGACCAGAAGCGATGTTGCCAGTAATAGCAGCACTTAAAGTAAGTGTGCTAGTACCAGAATTAATTGCACTGATAGTTGTACTACCTGCGATATTTGTGCCAGTTACGGAATCACCAACAGTGAACCCTTCTACACGGTCAACAATGATGTCAGTAGCACCACTAGTTGCATTGGTAGTTACTGTGATAGCAGTGGTAGGATCGCCCAGTTCAATCGTAGGATCGTTAACTGACATATTTGCCGAGTTAACAGTGGTTGTCGTACCATCAATTTGGAGGTCACCTTTGATGATGACCAGACCATCGGCATCCCCACCTGCTGGGAATGGGTCAATGATCAGTTCTGTGCCAGAAGTTGTGGAAAGAACATTGCCATCTAATTTAAGTTGGTCAATGGTAATTTCACCAGTCTGGGCAGTATTGCCTGTGATGGTGGTTGTGCCGTTAAACGTTACACCGTTCTGGAAAACTGTGGTAGAGTTAACGGTAAGTGCATCAGTGTTATCTGTACCCAGAATAACACTATCGTCTACTCTAAGATCCTTAGTCCAAGTGGTTGCAGCAACACCAATACCACCCGCATATGTTACACTAGCAGTAGTTCTGTTAGATGCATCTGTAGTGTCGGCGTAGTTAACTTGTACGCCAGTATTATATGTCCAGT